AGATGATGATCTAGGAGGTCTTAGGCAAGAGAGTTACACTAAGGGAGAGAACTGGGGATTCCAAGTTAATTTTATGGTTCCATTAGATAGAGAATCTATAAGACAGTGTAAATCTATCGCTAAAAGACAAGAGGAGAAGATGAGACTCGACTACGAATTAGTTAGAGCATTAAAGTGTGCAGAGTTACAACAGAAAGGATTTACCTTTCATCCTAATTCAAAGATGAAAGTATTATGTCAGGATGTTGTACCTATATCAGCACTGCTACCACCTAAACCTAAAAAGAGATTTCTATTATTTTAAATGAGTAGCTTTACAATTAAACACAAAACAGATCAACCACCTTTAGATGGTCCTAATGATCTAAAACCAGAAGTAGAAACTTCTTATATAATAGCTAAAAAAGCTAAAAAGAAAACCACTAAAAAAACCACTAAATAATCATGTTAGCAATTTTAAAACCACTCGTATTAACTAGCCTCAAGAGTGAAAAGTTCAAGAGATTTGTAGTAGAATTACTAGAAAAGCTAGTAGAGCAAACTGATAATGAGCTAGACGATAAAGCACTAGCTATAGTTAAAAAAGGATTAGACATTGAATAATGGCAAAAACTTACACAGAAGAAGAATATCAGCAGGAACTTGCAAGAGCATTAGCTGAAGGTAGAAAACCTAACTTTGCTGGTATAGATTCAGATGAAGAAAAAAGGCAACGTAAAGGAGTAATAACTAATTTACCAGTTAGATACAGTTAATTATGGAAACAATCAAGAAACTACCCAAAAAAGCAACTGAAGAAAGTTTTAATGAGCTACATTATCTTGTTACAGAGGACTTTCTACGTAGAATAAGAAGCGGAGAAGCGACTACACAAGATCTAAAAGCAGCATGTGATTGGTTAAAGACCAACGATATAACAGGTGTTGCTTTTGATGGTAGTCCTCTTGATAAATTAAACAAACTTCTACCTACTGTAGACTCAAATCTTGTACAACGGAGACTATATGGGAAAAACAGCTAATTATTACAAGAAAAATCCAAAAGCTGCTGCAAAACGCCGTACACAACAATCTAAATATAATAAAACATCTAAGGGTCGTGAAATTAGAAGTAATGCAAACAAACTTAATAGGAAACTTGGTACCTATGGAAATGGAGATGGGAAAGACGCTGCTCACTATAAGGGGAGTAAGACCGAAGGAAGACTTCAAAGCCCATCTATCAACAGAAGAAGCAGACTTAAAATTAAAAAATGACCCCATTACTACCTAAACCTGATTACTATTTACACAATTTAATAACCATGACAAGTTCAGAATCTAAACGGCTCTGGAGAAGAGCTATTAAAGAGCACTTCGATTGTACATGTGTTTATTGCGGAAAATCTTATGAACTACACAAACTTACTATTGACCATGTACACCCTAAATGTAAGGGTGGAGAGGATATTACAACTAATGTTGTACCCTCATGTAGACGATGTAATCAGGAAAAAGGTAGCACCCACTGGCTGGACTGGATGAGGTCGACATTCGGTATCACAGATAGAGAACAAACTATTTTATCACATATAAAATGAGTAAAACAGATGATGAAATCAATAGGCTACTGATTTTGAACAGTGGTGGAGCTAATCCAGAAGATTATTTAACACCAAAACAGTTTGAAAGATATAAAAAATACCCAAAAAGATTTATTGACATAGATATAGATCTTGTGATGAACGAAAAAGAAGAAGAAAAGAGGAATTTATGGGATGCCCGAAGTAGGCTAAGAACTGGCCTCGGTCTAGGTTTTGAAGTAGGAGCTAACTCGATATTAGATTTATTTTCCTTTGATCCAACAGGTGCATCTCAATATGCTGGTGGTACATTTATAAACTACTTAGCACAGAAGATACGTGGTGGTGAAATCAGCCAAGGAGAACTTGTTGCAGCTGGATTAACTAGCTTAATCCCCGGCGGAGCACAAGCTAGAGCTTTAACTAGAGGTGGACGTTTTGCAACAAGTGTAGCTAAAGGAGGTCTTGCTGGTGGTATTACTACTACCAGTATGTCTCTTCTTGATGAAAAAAAATTACCTTCATTTGGTGAACTCGCCGGAGGAGTTGGTGTTGGAGGAGCGTTTGGAGGTATGTTTGATCTAGCTCCGGCAGCAGTAACTGGTAAACTTGGTAGTGAAGCTTCTGAGATTGCTAGTGATACAGGATTTTTTCTTAAGCAACTACAGAGAAGAGTACAAGGAGGAGATTTAATCTTTGATCCAGATGTATATTATGGTCCCGGTTTTGGTAAGGGTACTATTGGAGCAGCTAGAAATCCTTTACGGCCAGATGATTTTAATTTACCAAAAGGTGACGGTGAATTTAAAATACGTCCAGAAACTCCATTCTATAGAAGTTTAAGTCCAAGAGGTCAAGATAGTCTGAAAAGATTCGCACGAAGTAACTTAAATGCAGATAGTTGGCAAGATTTAGGACTAGATATAAAGTATGAGGGTATTTTTGATCAAGGTGATTGGGATGGATACGTTCAAAAAGTCAGTGATCAACAAGACCAGACTAAATTTATAATAAACATGATGAATAATATCTATACAGAACAAGAGCTAAAAACTGGTGATTTAAACGAGTTCGGAGTTCGTCTGGCAGATATGTTTGGATTACCAGAACCAATAAATAGTGCTGGCCTAGAAAAAATTATACGTAATGAAGGTGGTATTATCTATCTTAGAACACCAAGAATGAGAAGGAATAATATACCCGCTTTAGAGATAACTAACTTGCAACAATTACAAGACGCTATCGAGACTAGACTTGCGGATATAGCACAAGATCCTTACTATGAGTATGGTCATATTAGAGCAGTATTAAACATACTACAAGATAATGATGCTATTAATAATGCTAATTTCTTAAATAATTTCCAAGCAGAACCTGCGAGAAGTATTGTAAGAAGTCTCTTTAAAAATGATTTAGATGAGCTGCTTGAAGGACCAGTAGAGTCAGTTGTAGAAGAATTAGGTAATAGAGCAACAAAAGCGGCTGGTGACTTGGATTTAAATTTAAATAGATTAGAAGGGTCAGCTGCAAATCTTGAAGAGTCGTTTATAAACTACATGAAACCTAAATTTGATGTAGCTAATGCGGTACCGGTTCAACTTAGAGAACGTTTAGCTAATGACTATTTAGCAGAAGTTAAGGGTCAGAGATCTGAGATGTTAGATTATGGAATCAACTTAGATGATCCAAATACAACATTTGATCTAGATGATATAAACTTAGCTGTATTTAAAGAAGTACTAGAAAGTTATACTATAGGTGGTAAGAGTTTCTGGAATATATTACAGCTTGATGAGTTCCAAAAGGTTATGCGGATACCAGAGTTACGTGACGAGTTATTAACAGTTAGACCGGGAACAACAGACCAGTTTGAAATAAACTATATGTCTAATCTTAATTTAACTTCACAGCAACGAGCATTACTAGATAGTTTAGAAGATCGTATTAATAGCCTAGCTATGCCTACAATACGAAGGAAACTAGAAAGGACATTCCAACGTAAGAATATTAAGAAGAAACAAGTTAATTTAGGCAATAAAGCCTTTTCAAACCGTCCACTTAAAAAAAGAAAGAAGAAATTTGGACCAAAGAAAGACGATGATGATACATCCCCAGTAAAGAAATAGATCGAAAAAATGAATAATACCCTAGCACTATTACAACAGGATTTCAAGCTTTTTCTACAGGCTTTGTGGCATCAGCTTGATCTTCCTAGTCCTACAAGAGCACAATATGCAATTGCTGATTACATTCAACACGGTCCCAAGCGACTACAAATACAGGCGTTTCGGGGAGTTGGTAAGAGCTGGATTACTGGTGCTTTTGTTCTTTGGACTCTATTTAACGACGCTGAGAAGAAAATAATGATCGTGTCTGCATCAAAGGAACGTGCAGATAATATGTCCATCTTTTTACAAAAACTTATTATCGAAACACCATGGCTAAGTCAACTACAACCGAAGTCGGACGATTCTCGCTGGAGTCGCATCAGCTTCGACGTCAATTGTTCACCACACCAAGCCCCAAGC